GGGCGATCTGGTCGTCCAGGGTGATGGCCGTCACGTCCCCGTTGTTGAGCGGATAGTTCAGGTCGATCTGTAGGAAGCCATCGTGTCGGTCCATGCCTTCGTCGCCGCAGGTCGCCACACCGGGCTGGCTCGGCAGCAGGGACAGGGACGCCCACGGGTCAGTGCCGGGCGTGAAATCCTTGTTCGGGAACGCCGTGGTCAGGCCGAAATCACCATCCAGCCAGCTCAGGACCAGCGCATTGCGAATATCCAGGTTTCTCATACGCGGTTCTTCTTGGCAGCCTCGTCGGCGATCTGGTTAAAGCGGGCCACGGTCCGGCGGACCATGCCCTCCGGGGCCTGCCTGGACCAGCCATCAAACTCCAGGCGATGCGCGTACGGCAGGTTGTTGGCCATGAAGGTGACACCCCCGCCCTTGAGGGCCGCCACCACCTCGTTCATCTCGTTAACGGCCTGCTGTTTCTCGATCTCCCGGGCAAGCTCGCCGTCAGTCGGCGCACCCTGGGAAATTTGCCAGTTGCCGACGAAGCGGCCGGTGCGACGGGGTGACAGGTTGATCACCTCCGCGAACACCTGGATTTCCACGGCCCGGGCGGTCTTCTCCAGGGACTGACTCGCCATCCGGCTGAACTTCTTTACGTCCGCCGCGAAGCTCATGCGTCCCTCAGTTGCACAATCCAGGCGACGGAGGCCGGATCCTGCCAGGTGTTCATCACCCGCTTGCCGCCGATGTCGTCGCCGATCTCCGGGTCTGTGCTGATCTCGCTTTGCAAAACGGTCAGCTTCTCGTCGGTGGCCAAGATGTGCTCGTTGTCCACCTGCTCGGTCTTGAACCCCCCGAACACGCCGCGACCCTGGAAGGTCTCGGTGGTCTGGGTTTCTTCACCGGTCAGGGGGTCGTAATCAGTGCCAGTCACCCGCGTCAGGGTGAAGCTGCGCACCGCATCAGCCAGGGCGCCATCGAACGCCGCAGCGATGCCGGTTTGAACGTCAGCACGAAGACCCATCAGGCTCTCCGCACCGGGAATGTGGACCCGCCGCCGACCGGGAAATACGGCCGCAGCAGGTCAAAGACAAAGGACAGGTTGCCCGAGCGAGCCCGGGCGCCGTCCTGGTACTCCGTTTCCGATTCCACCGTATCCGCCTTCACCCGGGTGCGTTTGATGTCGCCCTGAGTGTCGGTGTAAAGGGTGCCGGCGGCGGACTCCTGGGCGAGATACGCCCCGGCCGTCTTGATGGCATCCTCCACCGGATCGCTGGCCACCACGGGCCGGGCCGTCATCCAGGCGTTGGCCTGAAGCACAGCGGCAGCCTTGTCGGCCTCCTCTGCCCAGCTGGCGCCCAGAATCTGGTCCACGTCCGCGATGGTGATGTAATCGGTCATCGGTTATTCCTTTGGCTTGGCCGCCGTTTTGGCTTTCGCCGCCGGCTTGGCCGCCGTTTTGGCGCGCTCGGCAGCATGCTTGCGCTCCAGGCGCATGACGGTCTCGATGTCCACCGGGGCGCCGGGGGTCAAGCCGTCTTTGTTCGCTTTTGGCTCGGCTTTGGGCTTCCCCTCAGTCTTTACTTCGTTTTCCTCAGACATGACTGCCTCCGAAGAGGCGGCCCGAAGGCCGCCGGTTTAATTGGTAATCAAGAAAGACATCGGCACCAGCTTACGCTCGAGCACGCGGCTCCAAACGGCGGCTGTGGCCAGCTCGGCCTGGGTGAAGCTGTTGCCGGACGGGGTGCCGGTCTGCTGGAAGCCGAACGGGTGCAGCAGCCACGTTTTGCGCAGCCACAGCTCTTCCACGCCCGCACCATCGGCGGCGGATTCGTCTTCATCCAGCGCCACCGGGTTCAGCGGGGAGCCTTCGCCGTAGCCGAAGATGCCCGGGCCGAACAGCACCGAGGTGTACTTCACGCCATCGGTGGTGCCGGCCACGGCGGGCAGGGAGTCGTCGACGATGATCCGGCGACCCATGTACGCGCGGTACAGCAGGTTGCCCTCGGAATCGCGCACGTCCTCGGCGTCGTTCAGCTTGGTGATCTGCTTCGCCACCATGGAATGCACGGCGATAGCGGTCACGCCGTCCACCTGGTCGCCCATGGTGTAGGCGGCCTCGATGAAGGCATCGCGGCTGAAGCGAGTGTCGGCGCCCTGGTCGGCGACGGCCTCGGCGGCGATGTCGTACACCATGTCGCCGTCGTCGTTGGCCACGTTGTCGGCCATCACGCCCTTGACTGCGGCGATCAGCCGGCGCTGCCACTGGCGCTGGAAGTACATGTCGGTCTTGGCGCGAATGGCATCCATCGCAGTGCCGCCCATCGCCAGCTCGGAAGCGAGATTGGCGGTTGACCAGCCCTTGTTCACGAACGCCTTGCGGGCGATCTGTTCGCCCTGGTCGATCTTGGACGGGGTGGCGTCGGAGGCCGGGTTATCGGAGCTGTAGTTGACCTCGTCAGCGCCGTCCAGGTCGTTCCAGTACGGCAGCTCGATCAGCTTGCCCGGCTGGGAGGCCATGGTGTCCAGCATGGCGTTACGGGTAACGATGCCGGACTGGAAGAACGCGGTCTTTTCGGGACCGTTCACTTGCGGGAGGTCTTGGAAGATCTCCACGTCGATGATGTCGGAAAGGCGGGTAGTCGCCATGATTGATTACCTCTGTTGGTGGTGTTCGTCACGGAGGCGCTTGTAGGCTTCCGGGTCCTGTTCTTTCAGGGCCTTCAGCTCTGCGCCTGTATGCTCAGAAAACTTCTTCGTGACGGCCCCGCCGCCTTTCCCGCCGGGAGCCCCGCCCCCTGACGCCTTGCTGCCGTCCACAAGGAACGGGTATTGCTCGGTCAGATACTTGCCCAACTGCTTGGCGTCCCACGCCTCGCCGTCCGGGCCGTTGATCTTTACCCCTTCCGGGGTGTGGGCAATGAACTGCATGGCCTCTTTCTTCAGCAGGCCGTAGCGCTGCACGCCACCGGTTGCCTCTTTGTCGATGAGGCCGGCCACAATGCCCTCAGCAGTGGCGGTGCGCTCGCTGTTGGCGACCTTGTCGCGCAACTCGGCCAGCTCTTTGTCGAGCTTTTCCGCCCGCTCGCGCTCCGTCTTGGAGAGCTTTTCCCACTCCTGCTGCTTCTCGAGGCGTTCCCGCTCGCGCTTCTCCGCCTCGCTCTCGAATTCCTGAAGCTTGCGCTTCGCCTCGGCCCGCTCTTCGCGCTCTTTGCGCAGGGCCTCTTTGAGCTCGTCGGCAGGGTCGATGCCGTCCACCTGGAGGCGGTAACCGTCGCCGTGCTCGCTGTACAGGGCCTGCTGAGCCTCTTCCAGCGCCTCGAACTCTTCCTTGGTGATCTCGAATTTCAGTGCCATGTCTGCAAACCCCGTTTGCTGGTTTCGCCTGCCCCGCAGGCATAAAAAAGGGCCGCTTGAGCGCCCCGTCTAAATCGAATGTCTGTTACAGCGTCAGCCCTTCTCGGGCCGCCAGTTGATCGAGCGTCAGCACCCGGCCGGCGTCATCGGTAAACTGGTTGATCTTGACCTTGCCGGAGCGGAACAGCGCCGCGCGGCGCGGCCCCAGCACGTCATCCTGGAATTCCTTGCTCTGCTTACGCAGAAACCCGCCGTAGGTGAGCTGGTTGTCCACCGGACCATCCATGCTGGCGCGTTCGCCCAAGCCGCCGAGCCGGTACTCCTCTTTCACCACCGGCACCCGGATGCTGCGACACCGGTAGTGAAGCGGTGTGCGCGGCCCTTGCCCCAGCGGGTGCAGAGTGCGGTCCAGGCTGGCGCATGTGATGGTGGTATGGCTGTCCAGGGTGGCCATGAAGCGCTCACCCTCGAGAATGTCCGCGTTGGCCCGGTACACCTCATCACGCGCCGTGGCGCCGATGTGGTTGGTGGCCGTGCGGATGACTGCCTCGGCCTGCTGCCGGGAACGGGTGCGGACCAGCTGCGACACCTCGCGGGCCATCGCATCCGTCGTTTTGCCTTCCAGGACACCCGCCTGGACCACGCGCATGCTGTCGCGGCCAACGCCCTGGGCGAAGTCGTCAAAGGCTTGGCGGATGGTGAGACGCTTTTGGGTTTTGCCGCTG